GATGTTTTTGTTCGGTCTAGTATCACAACCAAACTTAGTGCAACGGTAAACAAAACACACAATACTTCTAATGGTTTATCATTCCTCGCAACTACAGCTCACGAAGGTATTACTGGTGACGGTATTATGTTGGAAGTTGGTTCTGCTCAATTCGGTAGTCGTTTGTTGATTACTGGTACTGCTGACCTTTCATCAGAAGGAAACCCGCAACAGGATAACGGCGATCATTTCTTGTTAGAGGATTCATTAGACTTTAATGTTGGGCAGAGTGTAACCATAGACACCTTCACAACATTTGCAGCGGAGAATCTAGTTGATGAGACAGATGGTGACAATTTAATTTTGGAAAATCCTGTTGGGTTCCAAGGCGGCGGCGCAATACTGGGAGATAGTTATAATCCAGAAAGTTATACTATCACCGATTTTGCCCGGGCGTCTCTAGTTAATATTTCTGATGAAAATTCTCTTGATACTATTGTTCTTGAGGGTCAGGATATTGGAACATTCAAACAAGAAGATGGGACAACTGTTGCAGGAACATTTGGTGATGATATACTTTTGGAAGATTACACTGGATTTGGTGTTGGTGGTAAATTAATTCTTGAGAGGGAGTTTATTGCTCTAGAAGATTCATTAGGTGTTGGTGAGAAACCATTTGGTATGACGGGAGATACCACACTTGAACCATTTACTATTCCATCAGATATCTATGTTAATGCAAATGGTAAATTGACACATGAGGATGATTATGATTTCATAGTGTATGACACTGTTGCGGATGAGAATGACCAGATTGTACTTGAGGACGGTACTGACCTTGATTTGTATATCGCAGCGGTCGCAGCTAAAATAACTGACGCAGTTGGATTTAGTGGAACAACAACATTTGACAGTGCATTAACATGGGACTTACTCAAGGTATAAATACAACAAAGGAATAAATCTATGTCAAAATCAGTAATAGGACTTGGTTCATCAGCAAATGATGGCACTGGCGATACACTAAGAGCAACGGGTGCAAAAATAAATACTACTTTTACTGAAGTTTATAGTAAACTCGGTGATGGTACAGACTTGACTTCAGATACAGTAGTATTGGTTGCTGCTACGCAGACTTTATCAAATAAGACATTAACCGCACCAGTGATTGGTACATCGCTCTTACCAGCTTCTTCAGACGGTGCGGCTTTAGGAAGCACGTCTAAAGAATGGTCCGACTTATTTCTTGCTGATAGCGCAGTTATTAATTTTGGTGACGATCAAGATACAAAATTGACACACACAGATGGAGCAGGTCTAACACTTAACTCAACAAATAAAATTATGTTCAATGATGCTAGTCAGTTTATTCAAGGATCAAGTGCAACGGTTCTCTCTATTGCTGCTACGGACGAGATTGATCTTACTGCAACCGCTGTTGATCTTAACGGAACACTAAATGTTTCGGGCACACTGACACAGGGGGGTGTTGCAACTTTTGTAGGTAGACCAGTTATGTCGTCCGGTGTAACTATTGCCGATGGTAGTACAATCGGTTCTGCAAGCACCGCAGCTGCTATGACAATTGCTTCAACTGGTATCGTTACTTTTGTAGATGATATCTTAATTAAAAATAATGGTACAATTGGTTCTGCTGGTGCTGCTACTGCTATGACAATTTCTTCTGCTGGTATTGTTACTTTCGTAGATGATATCTTAATTAAAGATGGTGGTACAATCGGTTCTGCTAGTGATGTTGATTCTATTGCGATTGCTTCTAATGGTGTTGTGACATTTTCACAAGCACCCGTATTTCCTGATGGTTCTATTCCACTTGCAGACCTTGACATAGATGGTGCAACTGATATTGGTGCTGCTATTGTTGATGCCGACTTGTTTATAATTGATGATGGCGCGGGTGGTGCAAACAGAAAAGTTGCTGCATCAAGAATTGCAACTTATATTGGGTTACCTAGAGGTTACCTGTCTGGGATGGGATTAGCAAACGCAACTGATACTGCTCATGATATCACTGTTGGTATTGGTGAGGTAAGAGATAATGCAAATGCTGCCGACATTATATTAGCATCTGCATTCACCAAAAGGATTGATGCAACTTGGGCATCAGGATCGGGTAATGGTGGTTTGGCATCAGGTGTTAGTATCGCAACTAACACATGGTATCACGTTCATGCAATTATTGTTAGTGGTAGTACTGACATTGGTTTTGATACGAGTATAACTGCTGCAAATCTAGTTGCAAATAATAGTGCTTCTGCATTTAGACGTATTGGAGCAGTTCTGACAGATGGCTCGTCAAACATTTTAAACTTTATTCAAGATGGTGATGAATTTATCTTTAAAGCGCAGATTGTAAATATCAATGCGTCAGCTATTGGAACATCAAGAGTTACACAAGCAGTATCTGCTCCTCTAGGGGTTCAGACTAGAGCAATTCTTGGTTTGGTTGGTCAAGTTGCTAATAGTAATAACTCGGTCCGTTTCACACTTACACATCCAGACGTAACGGATGCTACTCCAACTAGTCAAAATGCTAATAATTCCGGTGAAAATTCCTCTGATAACAACGGTACATTTGCTAGTGGTACACACATTGTTCTTACGAATACGAGTAGTCAGATTGCTATACGTCAGGACTTTAACTCCACCACATCGATGAACACAAATGGTTATTACGATAGAAGGGGACAAGGATAATGGCATTACAATCAATAGGACTAGGAACAACCGAAGGAGACGGAACAGGTGATTCTATTCGTGACGGTGGTGACAAGATCAACGATAACTTTAGTGAAATTTATACTTTGTTGGGTACGGGTACTGCACTAAGTTCTGGTATCAGTGCTACTGCTACTGTTGTCACTCTTGCTGCACCTTCAATCACTGGTGTTGCATCATTTGCAGACGGCAGCGTATCAGCACCAGCAATTACCAATATTGGCGATTCAAATACAGGTATTTATTTTGGGGCAGCCGATACGGTCAACGTCACCACTGGTGGAACCAAACGAGTCGATATCGACAGTTCGGGTCTTGATGTAACTGGTGCGATCACCGCAACAACCACCATCACTGGTACTACTCTTGAGGCAACAGGAGATACTGCCGCTGGTGATAATGCGGCGATTGGTTTTACTGCGGCCGAGGGCTTGATCCTAACGGGCCAAGGCAGCACCTCAGACATCACATTAAAGAATGATGCTGATGCCATAGTATTTACAGTTCCCACTGGCACAGACGATATTCTTTTCCCCGACAACGCTAAAGTTATGTTGGGTGCTGGTTCTGATTTACAGATTTATCACGATGGTTCAAATTCCCTTATTGATGATACTGGTACAGGATCACTTTTTCTAAGGTCTGGTCTTATAACCCTTTCTGGTGCTGGTGGGGGTGAAACAATGGCAACATTTACAGATGATGGTGCCGTTGCTCTGTATCATAATAATGTTGTCAAGCTTGCAACAAGTGCTGCTGGTGGAACTCTCACAGGAGTGTGGGTAACGTCTGCTAATATTACTGATGGAACTATTGTAAGTGCAGACATAGCAAATGGAACTATTGTAAGTGCAGACATAGCAGATGGAACTATTGTAAGTGCAGACATAGCAGATGGAACTATTGTAAGTGCAGACATAGCAGACGGACAGATTACAACAGCAAAATTAGCAACTGCTGTACTTACAGCTGCAACAGATATTGGTGAAGCAATTGTAGATGCTGATTTATTTTTAATTGATAATGGTGCAGGTGGTACTTTAAGAAAAACTACAGCTGCAAGAATTAAAACATACGCAGGGTCAACTGGTGCTATTACAGGAATTACTTCTGTTTTAAATACAAGCTTGGTTTTAGGCAGAGATGCTGATAATGATATTGACTTTTCTGCCGATAATATAATTACATTCCGAGCAGCTGGGGTTGACCAAGTTAAATTAATAGATAATGTATTTTCACCAGTAGCAGATAGTGATGTTGATTTGGGGACAAGTTCATTATTCTTTAAAGATGCTTTTATAGATACGATCACATCAACAGGTACGATCACAGCTACTGGCAGCATTACTTGTGGTAGTTCCACTGGAACAGGTGGTGTTTTAAGTGCCGTACGGCACGAAGGAAGAGTGTGTGATTTTCGTAGATATAGTACTAGTGGTGAAATAGTTCACTTTGAATTTGGTGCTTCAACTGTAGGAAGTATTTCAACAGATGGCAGTTCAACAGCATATAACACCTCTTCAGACTACAGACTTAAAGAAAATGTAGATTACAATTGGGATGCTACAACTAGATTCAAGAAACTTAAACCAGCAAGATTTAATTTTATATCAGATGCCACTAATACTCTTGTTGATGGTTTCTTAGCACACGAAGCTGCAACAGTAGTTCCTGAATCTGTTCTTGGCGAGAAAGATGCAACAGAAATGCAAGGAATGGACCAAAGTAAACTTGTACCACTATTAGTTAAGACAATTCAAGAGATGGAAGCTCGTATAACCGCATTGGAAGATGATTAGTCAATCATGGTGTATAAATACAACAAAGGAAGACTGAATAATGGCAAAACTATCAATAGGACTAGGAACAACCGAAGGAGACGGAACAGGTGATTCTATCCGAGACGGTGGTGATAAAATTAACGACAACTTTGATGAACTCTATACTCTGTTGGGTACGGGTACTGCACTAAGTTCTGGTATCAGTGCTACTGCTACTGTTGTCACTCTTGCTGCACCTTCTATAACGGGTGTTGCAT